TTGCCTGTTCGGAGGTTTCCACGACCCTGCCGAGCGGGATGGCCGCTTCCATGTTGCGCTTGAGGCGCGCGGCATCACCCGTTGACAGCACGTTGACCATATCGCTGAATCGCTGTCCGAACATTTTCACGGTGTCGTCGGACATCTGCGCCAGCTTGCGCGTCAACACCGTTCTTTCCTGCGGTGATTGCGCCTCCTGTAGTCGCCGCTGCAGGTCTTCGCGTTTGAGAATGAACGCCTCAAGCCATGACGTAACATCGAAGCGCCGACCCATCATCTGTTCGGCCGTCGCCACACTCTGCGGCGTGATTCCCCACCGCGCGAATAGATCGCGCTCGCCGCGCAAGCCGCGGCCCATCCGGAATTCCGTGAAGCGGCGCGTGACCTGTTGTTGAATGGATTCAGCCGCATTGCCGAACAACGCGGTTGCCACACCCATGCGGGCGCGCATTTCATCCTCGGCGGCCTCGATCCCTTCGCCGATCAATTGCGGATAGAATCGCTGCGTGCGCCCAGCAATGCGTATTTGTTCGTCCGCCGCCTCCTGTGCCCAACCGAATGACGAACGCAGTAACTTGAAACCGGCGACCAGATTGAGTATCGGGATGCCCAATCCCGCGATTGCCAGCCCCACGCCGACGATCGCCACCGAGGTGGCGCCCGCGCTGGAGGCGAGTTGGCCGAACGTCCCGGACAGCGACAACAGCGAGCGGCCGGCAACGCTGGCGGTTGCCCTCAGGGCATCGAACGGCGCGCGGATGGTCGCGCCGATCGCGCGCCCGATCCGGTAGGCTATTCGCTCGCCGAGCGTGCCGGCCTCGGCCGCCGCCGCAGCAGTGATGGCGGCAGCCTGTCGTGTCGCCGTCGCCGTCGCAGTTTGCGGCCCAGCGGCTGAAACCGTGCGCTGGACCTGTGCCGCTTGCCGATTGAGATTACCGAGTGCCGCGGCCAAAGCGTTGACGGCTTCGGCGCCTTGTACTTCTACGGCGAGGGTGGTTTCAGCGTTTGCATCGGCCACGGCGGCTCACTCATCATCATCGTCCGCCGTGTCGCGTCCCGTGTCCCTCATCGGCGGCCCGGTCGGCTGGCTTTGTTGCTCGCGCGCTGCCTCGCGTTCCTCTGCCATCTTGCGCTCAACCGCGTAAATGCGGATCAAGCGTGCGATGGTCAGTCGATCCCACGATCCGGGCGGCCAATGGTAGTTGAGGGCGCGAGCGATGACGCCTTCTTCCACCTGTTGCGCGAGCTTATGAATTTCCCCATGATCTGTCTCCGGATCACGAGGTAATCCAAAAAATCGAGACTGTTGATCAGGATGTCCGTCATGATCGGAATCCTGATGCCGAGCGGTTTGCCGAACGTTCGCATGAACGTGTGGAATTCGCGCGTCTCACCGCGCGCGTCGAGATACTCGCTGATCTCGCCGATCTTGCGCGCCATGAACTCGAACTGTTCGACCTTTTCGGTCTCCAGTTTTCCCGGCGTCAACTCGATCGGCCGTTGCAGCGTATAAATGATCGGTATGGTGACGCCATCGCCGGCAATGTCGAGCACGACATCATCGGCATCCTGCGACATCGCGTTGATCACCGAGGCAAGTTCGGAGCCATCGGGTGACGACAACTCGCCGCCGGAAAACGGGTACGCCTCGCCGGTGCCGTTCACACCGCGGCAACAGCCTTCAACAAAGCGCTCGATTTGCACGTGCAAGCGCGTGGTGTCGAGCGCCTCCGTCATGACGCGACAGGTCGGGCGATAGATCACCACCTCCTGCGACTCGCCGCCGTTGGCCAGCTTGATCGGCGCCAACAATTGCAGCCGCCCATATTCCTCCGGTGGCGGCGGCCCGGCTTTGGCAGCGGGCGGCCGTGACTTGCGTTCCTTGCCGCTGTTGCCTTCCTTCTCAGCGAGGCGGTCTTGCTCGCCTGGAAACATGTCAGCCATTCACTTCTCCGTTTTAGACCACGCCGCCGCCGATCGTCGTGACGATTCCCGTCGCCGCCGGCAGTAGCTCGGTGATTTCATCGCAGATCAATTCGATCGGCTGCAAATTTCGTTTGGCATCATAAGGATTGTCGGAAATGTTCGATGCGTGCTCGGTCGAGAACGTGCGGCCGTCGCACAATTCGAGGACAACAGGGGAATCGCATAGCTCCTGGATGTACCAGACGTACAGATCGATCGGCACCACGAGCGTTGCCGTGATCTTCGGGTTGCGCTCCTCCATCGTGAACTCGCCGTCATAGGTCTCTGTGCGGCGCTGTTGCGAACTCAGCACGGTGACATCGCCATCCGACTGCAGCTTGATGGTGCGGCCGTCAATCACGAAATGTAGAACACCCTTACATTTCGGACATCGTTCGATCGCCATGGGTAATCCTCTCTCATTACGTGCCGGGCACCTGTCCGGGCAGCAACACCGGGGGCAAGCAAGCGAACTCGGGCGACGTGTCGATTGTGGTCGCGATGCGCGCCAATTGATTGACGAGATCGAGATCGATCAAAACGTTGACGCGATTCGGATCGCAGAAGTTCGGTTGATTCGTGCGCTCGACGCGCACCATCTTTTCGATCGGTACCGGCCCGAGATCGGCCGTCCAACCAAGCTGCGTGCCACGCAGCCACGCCAGAATCGATGCCTGCAGGATGCGCGGCGACACCGCGCGCTTGTTGGGCGGAATGCGCACGCCGTCGTTGACCAGCGACACCGACGAATAGTGCCGGCGATACCACATGCCGAGATCGCGCACGAACTTGGTGACAGTGTAACGCGATTCCATCCGCTGCCATGCGCCATCCGGCGCACCGGTTTGCGGATCGTACTTGTACGTGGTGAGCGGCTCCTCAATCCACAAAAGCGTCTGGCGCACACCGCGCGCGTTGGCCACGTCCCAGTTCACAATGCCCGCGTCATAGAACATTTTCTTTTCTTCTTGCGTCCATATGGTCGCGCATTTGCGGCTGTCGAACATGCAGCCAAGCACGCCGTTGTCATACTGCACCGGGCGCGATGGATCGTAACAAGCGGTGCAGCACGCGCGCGATGCCATCGCCGCCGCGAACAGGTAGCCCGGATATTTGTAGCCGACCGGCACCGGGATCACCGACTCCTCGGGATTGTTGCGGTCCATGCCATAAGCGTAAATGATGCCGCTGGTACCGGTGCGGCTGTGGAAGAGATGGCCGCCGCGGAAATCGCCATTCACTGGGCAACGCCAGTTCTGGCGGATCGCCATCACCAGCATGTTCACCGATTTTTCGTCTTCGTTGCCGAGCGCGATGCAATCGAACAGACAGTTGAGCACCGGCATCGCCGGTTCGAGGTCGGCCTGACCGACGCCGGGTGTCGTCGTTGCGACTTCGACCCCGATGCCGGGCGGAAAATCCTCACCGAAATTCGGATTCCATTGCGGCGTGAACCAATTGCCGACCACGCCCCGATTCTTTGCGGTGAACGTGATAACCGCACCGGTGACTGTCACAGTGAACGGCAACGCGCGCCAGCGCTGCAACACCTGTGCAAGCTGTTGGGCGACTTGACTGGCCGTCGAACCGACGATCACGCCAACAGTGAAATTCTCGTCAAGGATCGAGACCGACAGCAGGCCGTTATCGGTCGCCGGACCGGTGATGGTGACGGTGTGAACTGCAGCGACACCCTGGCCACCGTTCTCGCCATCGGCGGCAGCGGGATCATCGAGCGGCGCGATGTAGACCGGCAATTCCGGGCACGTGCAAAAATGCTGGATCGCCATCTGATGCGCGACCGAGCCGGCACCAAACAGCCGCTCCGCTTCGCGCACCGAATAGATCGGATAAAACTCGCCAACCTCACTGGCGTCGGCGCTGTCGAGCTTTTGCGCAAAATACAGCGGGCGGCAAAGCTCGCCGAGGGGCAGATATCCCGAGATGCACCACGTCAGGAAATTTCCGCGAGCCGCGGCCAAACTGATTCGGTTCTCTGCCATGGCGACGATCTCCTTCGGGTCATTGCCGCACGAAGGATATCACCGCAGATCGCCGATTTGCCGTGAGTCGCCTCAAGCCTCTTTCGGCGGAGTCGGCTGATGATGTGCGCGATGCCGAGCGCGCTCGCGGTGGCGCGGTTCCGGCTGCCCGTCGTCAGGCGGGTCTTCGCCGCGTTCAAGATCACCCTCCTTGATCGCGTGCAACAGGCTCGGCGAGATCGGCAGCGTCACCCACTCATCGGCGGGAATCGGATCACCGTCTGCCGTGTAATAGGTTGCCGGCGGCACGGCGCGCACGCGGATTTTGCGCTCACGCAGATATGGAATATCCATCAGCGGTTCCTTGTACTTGCCGAACGTTTGCTTCGGCGCCGGCTGTGGCGAAAAGTATTTTTCATCCTTCTCCCAATCGATGCCGCTCTCGCGCTGTGCGAATTGCGACTGGCGCCAGTCCTGTGTCGGACGGCCGCGCGGAATCCCGGCGGTCGGATCAGGGCCGCCGATAGAGGCTGCGAACTGTGTCATGTCACGCTCCCTTCGAACGCAGTAACTCTAACGCCCGTTCTAACACGTCGCTCAGGCGCGCGCGAGCGGACTTGTTGCGATCACGCCATTTGCTCATGCAGATGGCAACCATCTGATCCTGCGGCCGGTGAGTCTCGGCTTGGGATAGCTCGCGCATGCACCGCGCCATGAACGCGCGCTGATCCTCATCCTCGTGCGGCTCCAACGGCATGCTTCCACCTCACACGGCCGCCGTCAGCACGGCCTCAACCTGCCTCAACAGGTCGTTTGCCTCCGTCCTGACTTCAGCCTCCCTGCGGTTGATCGGCCCGTAATGCTTGCGCAGATTCCTGATCACCACGGCGGCGAACTCGCACGCGAACAGCGGTTGTTCCTTGCTCATCCGCTGAAACGTGAGCCCGTCGCCACTGCCATAGTTTTTCCAATGCGCCGTCGTGCACCGCACGCCTTCCTCGAAAATCGACCGATAGCCCTCGGCGCCCGCCTTGTACTCCTGGAACAGGTTTTGCAGGATCGTCGGCGCGGCGGCCTTGGCGTTCCAGCTTGTCTGCCACGCGCCGGCCTCACACGTCAGGCTTGAGGTGTTGCTGGCGCTCTGATCACGCCCCACGCAGTGCCGGCCAGTCGATTCGCGCATGCCAAGCCCCATCAGGAACACGTAGACGTGGCGCAGCGTCGGGATGCCGGGAACGTTGTTCGACATGCCGAGCTTGTCGAACGTGCCGGCGTACCACGACAGCGCGTCCTTGTTGCCGTCATGCGTGTTGGCCTTGGCCATCTCCCGGAATGCCGGATGCCCGGCGTGATACTTGCGCACGGCGCACCCGTAGGCGACGGCGAGCCCCTTGCAGAAGCCCGGCGGCATCGCCCCACGGCCCTTCCATTTGACCTTGGCCACCGCCGAATCCTTGGCGAGCGTCGCGATCTCGCGAATCTCGGCGGCGCTCAGCACGCCGGCCGGCGGTGCCGGCGGCTCATACGGCGGCAAGTCAAATTCGTACTCCAGCGCCTTCCACGTCGCCGGCCCAACGATGCCATCGGCGGCAAGCCCGCGCTCGCGCTGGTATTTCTTCGCCGCGGCCTCAGTCTTCGGCCCGAAGACGCCATCGACGGTAACGCCGAGGCACGCCTGCAGCACCTCCACCTCCGGAGCGCGATCACCTCTTCTGAGTGTCGGTCGTGTCGCCATTTGATTCACCTAGGATCGGTGGGCACGGCGGCGGCGCGCACGGGTCCGGCGGTAGCTCAACCGGACAACCGCCGCCTGTCACGCAAATCTTGGGCCCCGGCGGCAACTCGGGCTCACACACGCACGTCGCACAGGTCGGATCGTTGACGTGCACCCCGATGCCGTCGAGTTGCAACTCTTCCAACAGGTCATCCTCGCCCTCGAACATCGGCGGCTCATCGGGCAGCACGATTTGCTCGTTGAATATAAAAACGTAATTCACTTTGACATCGGGAACGCGTGTGCCCTGGATGCGCATGCCGGAATAGAGCGTGGGATTGTACTGTGGCAACGGCCGCCAGTTGGCGAGCACGAAGATCAATTGCCGCTCGGCGGTGTCGATATCGTTGGCAGCGAGATGCTCTTGCTCGCTCATGCGACCGTCGAAATGGGCCGTGAACGAAACCTCGCGCGGGTCGACAAAGGACATGTAATCAACGTCGACTTCGCGCGGCTGGCGCGTCTGCCGCGGCACGACCAACAGATACGGGCGCGGTAGCCGAGCCCAGTGCTCATCTTCGACTTGACGCAGCACGAGCTTGACCCGATCGCCGAAGATCGTTCGCGCCAGACGAATGCGCCGCGTGATGATGTTGTAAACGCTGTTGACATAGGGCGGCACCAGCGGCGGCCGTTCCACCGGCGGCGGCGGCGCGGGATAGCCGTTGTTACCGTTCTTGATCATCTGAATCTGATCCTCGCCGCGCTCGCCAAGGCATCCTCGCGCGGTCGGCTTTCCAGCACCTCGGTCAACGCATCGGCCAGCATACGGCGCGCCGCCATGTGGCGTGTGCCCTCGGCGAGATATGTCGCGTATTGAACTTCGGAGAACAGCGCGCCCTCATGCGGGCCGCGCATCTCGTACTGCACCGAGTTGACCAAGCGCCCGGCGTCTGCCGTGCCAGCCTCGGTGACCGGATATTCGCCCGGCGCGCTGCGACGCTTACCGCCGCGCCGATAATAGGCGCCGCTACCCCCGCCGCGGCTCATCTGCTGTATGAACAGATTGCGCGCATCATTGAGGCGCCCCTCGATCCACGTCGAGATCGCCTCATCATCGACCCTCGGCGTCGGCAGCGCCGGATCAATCTCAACGCTGATGCTGAGCGAAGCCATGGCTATTTCTTCCGTCGCTTCTCGCGCTCGCGCTCGACCCGCTGCTTGATCTCGTCGTAGGTTGAGCCCGGCGACTGATCCACGGTGAAATTCGGATCATGCGGAATGTCATCGTCCCAATGCTCGATCGGAATCTCGCCGAGCTTGCTGCGATACGGTTCCCTGGCGCTCATCGTCGGCTCCTGGCATAGAGTTGCGGCGACCTGCCGCTGTTGTCGTAAATCTCCCACCGGTCCATTTCGTTCTTCACACCATCAAAGGATTTTTCGTTGGTCGTGGACGTAAGGCTGTACTCGGGCGGCACGTAGCGCCCCCGCTCGCCACCGCGCATGAACCGCCCGATGGCGCGCTCCGCCGATTGCTGCGGCGACAGGTACATATAGTGTCCTTCAACCCGATAGCCCGCCGCCTTCCATTCCGCCAGCTTGCCGTGATAATCGCTGCGCATCGTGCCGTCGATGATGACGTTGAGCCGGTTGTCGCGCGCGAACTTCTCTGCCGTCTTGCCGATATGGCTCGATTCTTCATGCAGGAGCGCCGCGTTCCAACCACGATACTCGGGCAGCGCTTCCTTGAAGTTGTCGTTATTCAACATGATGGCCTTGGTCGCGTCGACTGTACCACCGCGCTCCGGATCGGTGAACCAACTCTTGCCGGAACCGCCGCGCCCGCCCAAGACGTGCACGGTCGGTTGCTCGCCCTCCGCCGGCAGCGCCGCCGCGATCTGTTGCGGCGTGAACACGTCGTTCAATATTCTGTCGTGCAGCGCCGCGCGCTCCGGCGCCCAACTGCCATCCGCCAGCCGGTGACCGCCTTGCTCAATCGTCGCATCAGTCGGGACCGATGCCGCCAATCTTCGCCTGACCTCTTCGGCGCGCTCCCTCGCACCCGGCACGCTGTCAATAATCTCGTCTGCCGTTTTCGTCGGGTGCTGCAGCAAATCGGTGGCGGCCTTGTGGCTCGTGTCGCCGCCGCCTTCCGATATCCAACTCCCTGGCGTGGTGCCCGGCGTCGACACCCCGCGCGGCTGATTGGGATCGAACTTCTCGACAAGCCAAAATTGCTG